GTAAGTTTGCAGATGCAGAAACAATGGATGTTAATTTAGTATTTCAAGCAAACACTGGTTTCAGTGCAGCTGATAATATTACATTAAGTAACTATATAACTGCACTATGTGCAGCAAGAAAAGATGCGGTAGCCTTTGTCTCACCAGAGAGAGCGGCAACAGTAAACGCAGCAGCACCGGCTACAACAGTAGCTACATGGAGAACAGCATGTACCTCAACGTCTTATGGCTTTGCGGATAGTGGTTCTTTATATGTGTATGACAAATACAATGATGTATATCGTTGGATTGGCGCGGGTGGATCAACAGCAGGACTAACAGCTAACGCTGATTTAGTTGCTGATGCATGGTTCTCACCGGCTGGATTTACTCGTGGTAACGTACGTAATGTTACTAAACTAGCATGGAATCCTAATCAAGCAGAAAGAGATGCATTATACAATACAGGTGTAAACCCTATTGTAACTTTCCCTGGTTCGGGTACAGTGTTATTTGGTGATAAAACTCTACAAAGTAAACCTTCAGCGTTCGATAGAATAAATGTTCGCAGATTGTTTATCGTATTAGAGAAGTCCGTTAGTACAGCATCGAAAGCATCATTATTCGAATTTAATGATGAATTTACTAGGGCTCAATTCAGAAACATGGTTGAACCTTTCTTAAGAGATGTTAAAGGAAGACGTGGTATTACAGACTTTAAAGTAGTTTGTGATGGAACAAACAATACTGGTGCTATTATTGATACTAATAAGTTTGTTGCTGATATTTATGTCAAACCTGCTAGATCTATTAACTATATAACATTAAACTTTATCGCTACTCGAACTGGTGTTGAGTTTAGTGAAATTGCAGGAGGTAATTAAAGATGGCTATTTTAGGCGTAGATGATATGAAAGCCAAACTAGTTGGCGGCGGTGCTAGACCTAATCTATTCAAAGTAACAATGAGCTTTCCAAGCTATGTTACTGCGGATGTGTCATTAGCATCATACATGTGTAAAGCATCTTCTTTACCAGCAAGTACAGTTGCACCTATTGAAGTTCCATTCAGAGGGCGTCAACTTAAAATCGCTGGTGATAGAACGTTTGATCCATGGAGTGTTACCGTTATTAACGATACTGACTTTAATGTACGTAATTCTTTTGAACAATGGATGAATGGTATTAATCAGCACCAAGAGAACACAGGGTTAACACAACCTAGTTCTTATATGGCTGATATGATCGTTGAGCAATTGGACAAAGATGGTACAGTGAAGAAGACTTATAACATGAGAGGAACTTGGCCTACAAGCTTAGGAGCAATTGAACTAAGCTATGAGACAGGTGATACGATTGAAGAGTTTGAAGTTGAACTTCAAGTTCAGTATTGGGAATCTAATAAGACAACGTAAATCATCAAAACAAGGAGTGCCTTCGGGCACTCTTTCTTAAGTGTTATAAATAATATTTAAGAAAGAGTGTATAGGATAATATAATAAATGGCAACATCAGACAACAACAGATCGCTATTCGGCTGGCAGTTTACAAGAACTTCTGCTGAAAAAAATACTAAACCAGTCTCGTTTTCTCCGGATAATGAGGACGGTGCGTTTGAAATCTCTCCAACTGGCGGTTACTTCGGTCAGTATATGGATCTACAAGGAGACAAATTTCAAAATGATAAAGAATTAATCATGAAATACCGTACTATATCTCAATACCCAGAGGTTGATTTGGCGGTTGAAGATATATGTAATGAAGCTATTACAGTTGAATCAGGAAAAATTCTTAAATTAAACCTTGATAAGCTTGATCAACCAGATAAAATTAAAGAGATGATTCATGATGAATTTGATAGAATTCTTTCTTTAACTAACTTCCGTAACAATGCATATGACTTATTTAAGCGTTGGTATGTAGATGGTAGATTATTCTTTCATGTTATTATCGACCAAGCTAATCCTGAAAATGGTATAAAAGAATTAAGATCAATTGATCCTACAAAGATTCGTAAGATCAAAGAGACTGAGAGAGTTAAAGACCCTAAGACTGGAGCTGATCTTGTTAAAGAGGGCGAAGAATATTACTTATATCAAGATGATGTATTATTTAATTCTCAAGAAGGATTAAAAATTACTACAGATGCTATCATTCAAGTTAATTCTGGTTTATTAAATGAAACTAGAGATAAGGTCATTGGTCATTTACAAAAAGCACTTAAACCTTTAAACCAATTAAGCATGATGGAAGACTCATTAGTCATCTATCGTATATCAAGAGCACCAGAGCGTCGTATATTTTATATTGATGTAGGTAATCTCCCTAAAGGTAAAGCTGAGGAATACCTTAATAATACAATGAATAGATACCGTAACAAGATTGTATATGATCCTGCTACTGGAGCTATTAAAGATGAAAAGATTCATCGTAATGTTATGGAAGATTTCTGGTTACCTCGTAGAGAAGGTGGTCGTGGTACTGAAATCTCAACTCTTCCTGGTGGACAAAACCTAGGTGAGATTGAAGATATACAGTATTTCCAACAGAAGTTATATAAGGCTTTAAACATACCAATGTCACGGTTAACAGAAGCTGATGCATTCTCAATAGGCCGTTCATCAGAAATTACACGTGACGAACTTAAATTTCAAAAGTTTATAAACAGGATTCGTGTTAAATTTTCTAATATGTTTTATGAAGCACTTAAAAGACAATTGGTTCTTAAAAACATTATTAAAAAGGAAGAGTGGAATGGTATTAAAGATGGAGTAACTATTGAATACTCTAGAGATAATTACTATGCTGAACTTAAAGATGGAGAGATACTTAAGGAACGTATAGAAATGGTACAAATGATGGATGAATACATTGGAATGTTCTGGTCTAAAGACTGGATACGCCGTAATATTCTGAAGTTAACTGATGAAGATATCAAACAAATTGCTAAGGATAATAAGAAAGATCCTATGAAAGATGATGATATTAATGCAGATTTAGCTAATTCAGCTATATAATTCTAGAAAGAACTAATTTTATAAATAAGATACAGGAAACAGTATGAGTACTAAAGAGTTAATTGATAATATTAAGAAGGGTGACGCAATGAAAAGTAATAATACTTTTAATAGTATTATGCAAGATAAAATACTTGATGCGTTAGATACACATAAAACAGAAGTTGCTTCTAAAATGTATGGAGCATCAGACGATACTCCAATTGCGGTCGAAGAACCTGCGGTGGAGACACCAAAAGGGGAAGCACCAGATGTTAACGTTTAAAGAATCATTTAATGAAGTAATAGAAGCTAAATTAAAACTCCCTAAAGGTGAAAAGGTAGCCAAGGAATTAACCAAACTTGGAAAGAAAAAGAAAACAACAGCGGTTATCACCGACAAGTTTAACTTGTATATTGACGGTGTAAAGCTGGACAATTACAAGTCTTTAAAAGATGCTGAGGCTGCGCTTAAAGATTTCATCAATCTAATGGGAGCATAAATGAAGTTAATAACAGAATATACTCAGAATCAACTTAGCTATTCAATAGAAGAAGCAGCTAAAGGTGGAAAGAAGAATGTCTTTTTAGAAGGTGTCTTCATGCAACCTGAGAATAAAAATAAAAATGGTAGAGTTTACAGCAGAGAAGTTCTTACTTCTGCAGTTGATAAGTTTGTAAACGAACAAGTAATTACAGGTCGGGCAGTTGGTGAATTGAATCACCCTGAAGGACCTTCCATTAATTTGGATAAAGTTTCGCACAGAATTACCGAGCTCAAATGGGACGGTAATAACGTGATGGGAAAAGCGCTTATTTTGGATACGCCTATGGGTCAAATCGTAAAAGGTTTGGTTGAAGGTGGGGTACAACTTGGAGTGTCTAGTCGTGGTATGGGAAGTTTGGATTTTAAAGACGGCGCCAATTATGTTAGGGATGATTTCATGCTTAACACTATTGATATCGTTCAGGACCCTTCAGCTCCTAATGCATTTGTAAATGGCATTATGGAAGGAGTTAATTGGGAAGAGGACGGTGCAGGTCATTTTATTCAAGCAATTGAAAAAGGTGAGACAGAAGTGAAAGAGCCTATCAAAGAGGGTTTCTCGGAAGAGCAACAATCGGCAGGGTTTGAGCATTTCCTCTCTAAACTATAATCTCTAAAGGAGAAAACAATGTCTGAAGAAATTAAAGACGAGATTGTTGAAGGAACTGTAGACGAGGTTATTGTTGAGGATACGCAAGTTATTGCTGAGGAATATGATATTCCAGAAGCACCTCTAACAGCAGCTCGTACAGTATCAGCAATTCAAGCTTCTTTGGCAGAAATGTCTAAAGAAGGACTTGACGAAATATTTGAAGCAGCAGAAAAAGCGAAAGCTAAAGCTAAAGTGGAAGATGATTCTGAAGAAGATGAAGATGAAGAAGAAGAAGTAGATGAAACAGTTGACGGTGAAGGCGACCTTAAAGGTGGCAAAACTGCAGCTACAAAGCTTAAAGCTACTCCGGGTAACACAAAGAAAAAGAAAACAACGGATGATGGCAATAGTGTTGAAGGTATTCCTGAAAAGAAGCAAAAGAAAGAAAGCAAATTTAAGGAAGACGTTGATGCTCTAATTAAAGATGAAGACACATTGTCTGAAGGCTTTAAAGAGAAAGCTGCTACTATTTTTGAAACTGCATTAGCATCAAAAGTAAATGCTGAAACAGCAAAATTAGAAGAGCAATATGCTTCTGATTTGTCTGGAGAAGTTGAAGCTATTAAAGAAGATTTGGTTGACAAAGTAGACGGTTACTTAACATATGTAGTCGAAAACTGGATGAAGGATAACGAGGTTGCAATTGAGCATTCTCTGAAGTCTGAAATCACTGAATCATTTATACAATCATTAGGTCAGTTGTTTAGTGAACATCACATCAACGTTCCTGACGATGCGGGAGATATTTTAGATTCCCTATCTGAAGAAACTAAAGATGCTAAATCACAATTAAACGATGCGACTGAAAAGAATATTGAATTGGCAGAGAAAGTTAAAGCTTTCGAAAGACAAGACATTATTAATGAAACGTGTAAAGGTTTAACTGCAACCGATGCTGCAAAAATAAGTGAATTAACTGAAGCTATTGAAGCTGAAGATAATGAATCTTTTGCAACTAAAGTAGCTACAATTAAGGAATCTTACCTTAATAAAGATACCACAGTAGAAGCAACTGATGAAGTTGATGCTATTACTGAGGTTACACAAGAACCACAAGTTGTCTCTGCAAGTATGCAAAGATACCTAGACGCGATGGTGCGTAAATAATATCCAATTAGGAGAAATAAATGGAAATTAATCAACAAATGTTGCAGGAAAAATGGGCTCCTGTACTTGATTCAGCAGACGCTGGTAAGCTAACTGGACACAAACGTGCCGTTACTGCCGTTGTTCTTGAGAACCAAGAAAAAGCTTTCGCACAAGAGAAAGCACAATTAACTGAGGTAGCTGCAAATACTACTTCGGCTAATACCAATATCGACAATTGGGATCCTGTCCTAATTAATTTAGTAAGACGTGCAACACCTGCGCTACTTGCATTTGATTTAGTTGGCGTACAGCCAATGACTGGTCCTACTGGTCTAATCTTTGCAATGAAGAGCAAGTATACTACACAAGCTGGTACAGAAGCATTATTCAACGAAGCCGATACTGGTTTCTCTGGTACTGCGTCTGGTGACTTAGGTACTGCTGATGCAGGAAATAACGATCCATTCTCTGGTGATGACCCAACTTCTGGTCCTAATGCTGATGCAGCGGACTCTGATACAGTTGCGGAATATCAACCAGGTAGTGCTATGACTACTCCTACTGCGGAAGCATTAGGTAACACTGGTAACGCTTTTGCTGAAATGGCTTTTTCAATTGACAAGACTACTGTGACTGCAAAGTCTCGTGCTCTTAAAGCTCAATACACAATTGAATTAGCTCAAGACC